CCCCTGGACCAGTGGTTCTACACCAGCTTCACCATCAAGGACGGCGAGGCCAGCAAGTCGTTCCAAGACCTGGTGGACATCTACCTCCGGCCGGGCATGATGACGATTGCCCGCTCGGTGGACCGCGCCGTCTTGGGCCGCGTTCACGGCTTCTTGGGCATCCCGAGCAAGCGCGTGGGACGGCTGGGCAACCTCTCGGCGACCAACAGCAAGGACTTCGTGCTGGAGGCCCGCGAGACCCTGAACGTCAACAAGGCTCCGCTGGAGGGCCGCAACCTGGTGCTCGCTCCGGTGAGCGAGACGGCGCTGTTGAAGAACGAACTGTTCATCGCAGCCCAGATGCGAGGCGACTTCGGCACGGCATTGGAAAGCGCCACGCTGGGCCGCATCCTCGGCTTCGACACCTACATGGACCAGAACGTCAACAGCGTCTCGGTCCAGAACTGCGACGTTGACGCCAGCGGCACGGTCACCAACGCGCTGGCCGCCGGCAGCGACGGCTCGCAGGCCGTCACCCTGGCCGATTATGAGGTGAACGTCGGCGAGTACGCCGTGGTGGCCGGCAACGATCAGCCGACCTACATCACCGCCAAGACCAGCGGCGGCGGTGCGACCACGGCCATCACCCTGAACGAGGTGAACAAGTACGCCACTGCCGCCGGGGCCGCGCTTGTGGTCTACAAGGCGTGCAGCGTGAAGGGCGACTACGCCGCGGGCTGGGTCGAAGGCATCGTCATAGACGGCTGGGCCGCTGCTCCGCAAGTCGGGCAGTTGGTCGCCTTCGGCACGGGGGCAGGCCGTCGGGTCTACACCGTGATCGAGTCGTACCTGTCCGCCACGGGCGAGCAGACGATCTACGTCGATCGGCCGCTCGAACTGGCGCTGACCGACAACGACAAGTGCTACCCCGGCCCGGCCGGCGCGCTCAACATGGCCTTCCATCGGAACGCCATCGCGCTCGTGACCCGGCCCTTGGCCATCCCCAACAACGCAATGGGCGTGTTGGCGCACGTCGGCGTCTACAACGACATCGCCATGCGTGTCTCGATGCAGTACAGCATCAAGGACGGCGGGACGGTGGTCAACCTGGACATCCTGGCGGGCGTGGCCATTTTGGACGACCGACTCTGCGTCGTTCTCCAGGGCTAACCCTGGCAGTCTCAAGGCACGGAAATCCGCCTGCCCGGAGCGATCTGGGCGGGCGGCCTTTTTCCTCTTTCCCTCGGAGGCCCTGGTATGGATTTTTCCGATCTCTGGCTCTTGCTCCGGCAGTACGGCCCGTTGGTGTTGGCGGTGGCTTTTTTCCTTTGGCAGAACTGGCTCCGCGAAATCCGCATGAGCAACCGCATCACGAAGCTGGAGGACGAGCAGCGCAATGTTCTCCTGCCGATGGTCGAGCGCTGCACGGATGTCATCACGCACAACACGGCCATGATGGAGCGACTGGAGAAGGCCCTGGACGGTCGCTCCGAGTGTCCCATGCGTTACAAGTGCCCGCAAAGGTAGCGCCATGAACAATGCCAATGCGATTCACAACCGTTTCATGCGGCTGGCGCTTTACATCCACAAGCGTCAGCATGGCGCAACGGTCGTGGTTCGTCGCAAGGTCCAGGTCCAGGCGGACCCGGAGACCGGCCAGACGCAGTGGCAGATCAGCCAATGGAAGGTTCCGCGCGTGGTGGTGCTCCCTGCAAAGAACCAGCGGGAAGTCCGCCAGAACGCCGGCGCGATGGCCGCCAATCGGGCGATCGTGCAAGGCTCAAGCCTTGATACCGGCGGCCGGCACTTCATTTTCGACCGCCGTGATGTCCCGCCCGACCTGGTTTTGCAGAAAGACGATTGGATCGTCTTCAACAGCCGTCACTACGACATCGAGAGCATCACCGATTACGAGTACGACACAGCCTGGTTAGTGATCGGCAAGGAGCTAAAGGGCCGCGTCGAAGTCTGTGAGATGCGGACCATGCGAGTCTCGGCGTCCGACCAACTTGCGCTTCAAGACGCCCCAGCGGTAAATCCATAGGTGCTGTGATGGCAGTCAATCCGAACTGGGCGCGGTGGGCGTTTGCTTCCGTGGCTACGTGCATGAAACAACTTGCCACCGACGCAAACATTCCGGCGCTGGTGGAGGGATTGGACGAGCGGACGACGGAGTACATGGAGTCGGCCAATCGCGTTGAGATTCGCATGTCAGGCCCCTTCACGAAGGAATTGAGCAAGGACTACCACGAGTTGGGCGTTGACATCAACCTGCTTTTCACGAGCCGGTACGAGATCAACGGAAACCAGTACGACATCATCAAGATCGTCGGACGGTTTCACGAGGCGCTCGACGGCCCGATCCCCATGAAGCGGCTCGGCAACGAGCCGGGCGACGATCGCGGGCTGGTCGGCTGCCTGCTGCCCCGCACCGGACGCAACGACGCAGTGCGTGTTTTTCACTTCGGGCAAACCGATCAGACCGACCGGCAAAAGCAGGTGATGATCGACGCCCGCTACGTCACCTACCTCGACAGCTAAGCGACAGGAGACCCATCGCAATGGCGCGCATTGAACTGAAATACTGCACCATCCGCTTGAAGGATGGTCTTCAGGGCACGGGAGCGGCCAACAACTCCGCCAATCCGGCCCAAGGCGACACTACCCTGACGATCGGCACTCTGGCGGTCAACAGCTTGACCCCAACCAAGATGCCGATCGGTGCCCGCTTCCAAATCGCGGGCGAGAAGGTTCCCGTGGACCACGTGGTCACGGCCCGCACTCAGGACGTGGGCGACCCGACCAAGACCACGGAAATCACCTTTGCTCCGGCGCTCGGCGAGGCGACCTCGACTTACGAGAAGACGGCCGCCTTGACCATTGGGCCGCAGCAACTCGACATCAAGATCGGCGACGGCAACCTGACCTACACCGAACACCGGGACTACACCTATCTGCTCGATCGCGGCTGGCTGGATACCGTCCGCGAGCCGAAGGATGTCCCGATGGACGTGAAGCTGGACGCCGTGTACGAGCACATCGTGAGCGCTTCCGGCGAGCACGTCTGCCCGATGGAGGCCCTGAAGGGGACGGGCGCGGCGTCCGAGTGGATCAGTTCGTCGCCTGACCAGTGCGAGCCGTACTGCATCGACGTGGAAGTCGAGTACGACCCGCCCTGTGCCCCGTCGCAAGCGGAAACCACGCTGTTCCCCATGTTCCGGGCCGAGACCCGCGAGATCAACTACAGCGCGGCCACGATCGTGTGGACGGGCAAGTGCAAGGTCCGCGAGCCCATCGTTACTCGTCCCTCCTAAGCGACGACTCCCCGGTCCCGTAAGACCGGTTCCGCTAGTCACTAGGCTAGCCGGCAGCGCCGGCATTGTCGCCGGCGCTGCCGATCTTTCCACATCCAAAGCGAGGAAGCAAACATGAAGATCGGCGGTATCGACCCCACCACTCTGCCCACCGAGGTGTTCCTGGTCCTGCCGCGCGGCGACACGGAGATCGTGTTCCGTGCGCGTCCGGTAGCGAGCATGGACGAGTTCGAGGCCCTGTGCCCGAAGCCAAACCCTCCCGGCAAGATGACCCGCGACGGCTGGGTGCCCATGCCCGAGGACCCGACCTACCAGCAACTCATCTCCGAATGGGGGCAAAAGCGGCTGGGCTACATGATCGTCAAATCGCTGGAGCCAAGCCAGGTCGAATGGGATACGGTCAATCAGTCCGATCCGCGGTCCTGGCGGAACTGGTCCTCGGACCTGCGGAACGCGGGCCTGACGGACATCGAGTGCCACCGCGTAATGAATCTCGTGCTGGAGGCCAACTGCCTTGACGAGGCCAAACTGAAGAAGGCCCGCGAGGTTTTTCTGCGTGGTCAGGAACCGAAAGCCGAATCCTCTGGCCTCCCCACCGCACCGCCGAATACTCCGTCTGGTGCGCCTGCGAGCGAGTAGGCATCCTGCCGCCCGGCGTCAAGCCGGCGTGGGACCAGTGCAGCGTTGCGACTCAGGCGCTGATCGTGGCATTCGACCAGACGCGGAGTTACGACGAGTCCGAGCGGGAGGCTCGCCTGATGGGGGCAAGGATGCCCCGTGAGGAAGAGCCCAGCGGAGGTTCCTGACCATGAAGTTCACCGGCACGCTGGTCGCACCCCGCATCGACCTGGCGAAGTACCGCAAGGCGCTCGACAAGCACCTGCGGGAGACCATCGCCCAGGCGCTTATGGAATGGCTGGAAGCGACGGTGCTTGCCGAAGTGCCCGTGTGGAGCGGCGCGTCGCGGGCCACGTTCCTGCAACTGGCCCGCAACATCGAGTACAACATCCCGATTTTCCCTGTGGTCCCAAGCCGCGTGGCCCGCGGGATGTCGGAGAGCAACGGTTCTCTGGAGACGGACGAGGCGAAGGGGCGGTACGTCTTCAAGTACCAGACGACCCTGCCGTGGCTGATTATCAACGAGTATTTCGACGCCACGCAGTGGGGTTTCCATCTCAAGAAGCCCGGCCCCTACGACTTTCAGAACAAGGGCCAAGCGGCCTTCCGCAAATTTGCGGAGACGGTGCAATTGCCCAACCCGTTTGAGTGCCTGAAGTCCACGAAGATCAAGGTGGGGTAGATCATGGCTGATGAAATCATTCAGCAGCTTGGCTTCGATGCCTCTGCCGCCCTTGATGCCTTGGCGCAAATGGACGGCGCGCTAAGCAATTTCGAGTGTCGCTTGGGCTCGGTGGCCGAGGCGATGGGGGCATGGAATGCCAAGGGCGGCGAGACGGTGCAGGTCTTGAAGGACATCGCGTCGGGGGCCGTTTTGGCAGCCGCAGCGATCGCCAAGCTGACGGCGGCCTTTGGCGCACAGCAAGCGAATTTCTCGGCCGGCCGACCGCTGGGGCCAAACGACCTGATCGCCGGGGCGGGATTCCCTTCGGCCCAGGAGCAGGCCCAGGCCCAAATGCAAGCGATTTCGCAAGGCCCGACGATCACCCCTAAGATCGACAAGACGCCGATCGAAGACGCTGACCGGGCGGCGGCCAAGTTCGTCGTGTCGTGGGAGACGTTGAGCCGAGTGGTGATGACGCAGGCGATCGTCCGCGCCCTGAGCGCCATCCGCGACGCAATGCACGACGCATTCGAGTCTAACCTGGACTTTATGACCCGGATGGCAGAGATTCAGTCACTCTCGCCCGGTGTCTCGACCAGTTTGGATTCCATCGCCGAGCACGTGGCCGAGTTGTCACGGCAGTTCAACGTCCCGGTGGCCCAGGTTGCGGAGGCCCAATACCAGGCCATCTCCAATCAGTTCACCACCACCGCCCAGCAGACAGAACTGCTGACGGCGGCCTTGAAGCTATCCAAGGTGGCGGTCATGGACGCCGGCCAGGCGGTGAACCTGGTTGCCGGCGCTCTGAACGCATACCGCATGGATTCCAGCCAAGCGGAGCAGGTGGCCGCGCAGTTCTTTGCGACGATTCAAGTCGGCCGCGTCAGAGGCGAGGAGTTGGCCTCTGTGCTCGGCCGCGTGATGGCCGTGTCGTCCGAATTGGGCGTGAGCCTAGAGGAACTGAACGCCATGATGGTCACCTTGACCATCAGCGGCGTAAAGCCCGCTGAGGCCGCCACCGCCCTGCGATCGGCGATGATGGCCCTCATCAAGCCCTCGCAGGACTTGAAGAAGGAACTGCATGAACTGGGCTTCGAGTCCGGGCCGCAGATGATCGCGGCGCTGGGCCTAGAAGGGGCGTTGCTCAAGCTCCGCGACAGCACAGATGAGAACATGTCAGCCTTCGCCAAGCTGATCCCCAACGTGCGGGCCATCAGCGGTGCGTTGCGCGAGACGGACGACGATGGCAAGCGAACGGCGGACGCTTTACAGCACCTCCGCGAAGTGTCTGTGGCGGCGTTCAACGAGAAGTACAAGTTGTTCATCGAAAGCGACGCGCAGAAGACGCTGAGCGAGATGAACAAGCTCAAGACATTCTTGACGACGGACCTCGGCGCTGCCGTTGTACAGGCGGTCAATCAATTCCTGGGGTTCGCCGGCGGGGCAGATGCCATCGGAGCGGCGATCAAGGCGTTGGTCCCGGTCCTGCTGACCGGCGTCGCGGCCTTCGGCAGCTTCGCGGCGGCGATGGGGGCGGCGGCGATGTCGGCCCGGCTGGCGGCCCTGGGACTAGGGCCGTTGGGTCTGGCCGTCAACGGCTTGATGACGGCTCTTGTGGCCTACGGTGCTTATGACTTCGCCAACACCCGCATCATCCAGAGCATCCAGCAGGCGGAACAGGATTTTCGCAACGCCGAGAACGAGCGGCTGGAGATGATTCGCCAGACGAATCAGCGCCAGATCGAGGAGGAGGACCGCACCAATCAAGAGGTGGTCCGCCGGGCCAATCAAGCCCTGGCCGAGCAGCGCAAGAACTACTTCAAGATGGTGGACGAGACGGCGGGCGACAACAAGCGCCTCGCGGAAGATTCGCACGCCACGATGGAGAAGATCGCCGGCGAGGCCGAGAAGGAAGTTCACGTCTTGACTAACGTGGCCAACGAGGCAAACCGGGCGGTTGCGGACTCGTTCAAGCGGAGTTCGGAGATCGCCGGCCAATTGGCGGACACCCAGTTCCGTTTCCGGGGTCAGGACGACAGTGCTTGGCAACGCGAGGAAGATACCGCGCGGCGAGCCCTCTCGTTGGCGCAACAGGCCCAGCAGGTGATGGCCACTGCGAAGACGCCGCAGGACATCGAGTCGGCCCAAAACATCTACAAGCGGGCCGAGGCGTTCGGCCAGGAGTCGATGCAAATTGCGCAATCGACGAAGAATCGCCTGATGCAAGAGGACGCCGAACGGGCGATTGAAGGCGTGCTGCAAAGCGAACTTCGCGGCAACGAGCAATTGCGGGCCTCAAAGGAGAAGCAAGCCCAGCAGGCAGCGCAGGCCGCAGCCGACGAAGAGCGGCGCGTCACCCGGATGCGGGAACTGGCCAAGGAAATCACCAAGGACATGGACCTCTTCGATAAGAAGGGGCAGCCCCTGTCGGACAAGGACCGCGAGCAGGCGATCGCCAAGACGAAAGCTGATCTCCAGGCGTTTCAGAGCCAGATGTTCGCCGGCAAGAAGTGGGAGGTCGCCGATTGGCTCAACTTCGATTCTCTGAAGCGGAAGATGCAGACGACGATGGAGGGGGCCGTCACGAAGACGGAGGTCCGCGACCTGCTGGTGGCGGATCAGACGCTTGTGACACTCAATCGCCGAATCACCACGGGCCTGGGCAAGATCAACCTGGACGTGTTCGTGGGTGACCCGTCGAAGCTGGCCGGAAAGACGATGGAGGAGCAGTTCCACATCGCCGAGCAGTCGATGTCGCAGCAACGCAGCTTGAGCAAAGATGTCAAGCAAGCCTACGACGACCAGCGCGACGCCCTCGGGCAGATCGAAAGCCGCCAACGACAGATCAGCGCCAACATGCAGGTCCAGAAGGACGACGCCGTAGGCGTGTGGCAGGCGACCAAGGTCGGGGCCAATATGCTCACCGGCCTGCTCGGGACAACGGGCAAGGCGGAGTTGGACGATGCCGTCAAGAAGTTTCGTGAGATCAATCAAACGATCCTTGAGATGCAGCAGCATCCGTTCCAGATCAACGCCAAGAGCATGGAGGACTTGCTCCAGAAGTTCCAGCAATTGAAGAAGAATGCCCCTTGGTCGCTGGACCTGAATTTGGGCTCCACGCAAGCCAACCTCAAGAGCCTCAAGGAGATGTTCGACTACGCGGAGCGGGTGCGGAGCATCCAGTCGAAGTTCCCCAACCTCGATCAGCAAATCCAAGGTGCCAGCAAGGAAATGGACCGCCTTGAGCAGGCGTTTCCCGATTCCGGCAAGAAGGTCCAGGACGTGACCGGCAAGGTCTCCCAGGTCACCACGGGCATCGACGCCGCCACGCAGGCGATGGCGATGTTCCAGTCGCAGATCGAAGCGGCCGTCGCCGAGATGGATCAGTTGGCGATGGCAGCCGCCAGCGTCCCGGCACCCGGCGGCGGCGAGGAAATGACGGCAGCCCACGGTGGCATGGCCTTCCTGGCACGGGGCGGCCATCCGCGAGGCACGGACGTGATTCCCGCCATGCTCACGCCGGGGGAGATGGTGATGAGCGCGGCGACTACACGACGGTTTGCGTCCCAACTCACCGCCATGAATGCCGGCGTGCGGCCTACCTTCCACAGCCAGGGCGGGCACGTCACCAACGTTGGCGACATCAACGTGACGGTCCAGGGCGGCGGCACGGGCCGCCAAACGGCCAGGTCCATCGCCACGGAACTGCGACGCGAGTTGCGGCGTGGCACATCAATTCTCTAGGAGAAGCTATGAACACCAACTTGTGCAACGAAAGCCAAGCGGCTAGCGAGGCGGGTCGCCAAAAGGCCGGAGCCGCCCAGCGACTCATGCTGGAAGGCAAGTTCCACGTCGAGCACTGGCGGGA